ATATACTTATCTATCAGTTCATTTGTATATACATTCTTTGTTTGTATATACTTCTATCTATATATGCTAGGAACTCTAAAGCATCATCTACTGTTATATCAGTGTTGCTGCTGGGGGATGTGTTTAGACAAAGTGAGCAATATAATGGTTGGTTGTATTAGCAGATACTGTTACACTATATGTTACATTGCCGCTTCCATCTGTGCTTACATATGTCGGAGTAGCACCGCTTATTACTTCCCAATAATCAAATGCATAGCCAGTATCTGGGTATGCTATTAGGTTATATGTACCGGGTGCTCTTGTTATTGGATTGCCGCTGCCATCTCCATCTATAGATACTGCTGCACCACCAGGACCATTCTCTGCTTGTAGTGTTGGATATGGTAAGTAGTTGGCTTGATAATGACTGTTTTGTGTTAGTGTAACGGTTGTGCTTGCTACATTATTTGCTGGAGTATCACCGAAGAATACTGTCCAACCACTGAATACATAATAGTCAGATGGGTCAGCAAAAAGGTTATATGTGCCAGCAACACGCTGTATAACATTACCACTGCCATCACCGTCAAATGTAACATAGTCGCCGCCTGTATTGTTCTCTGCTTGTACATCGTACTCTGGAACTGGTGTAGGTGTAGGCGTTGGTGTTGGCTCTGGTGTAGCAGTAGGTTCTGGCGTTGGTGTTGGTGTAAATGTTGGAGTAGGTGTTGCTGTTGGTGGAACATAAGCAGCAGCACGAAACAAATATCTTAAATCTGTACCAACAGATGTATAGTTTGTGTTATATGCAATCTGGTCTCCACCTGATGATGGTTCATAGCGATTGCTTATATCAACACCTGACACAGAGTAACCTACATCAGCACGCTTGGTTGTTTCCAATGCGTCAAATATGCTGTCAAGGTCTGTGTTATTGACTAAATAACCGCTAGGCATATGTTACTTGTTTTCTAATGTTTCTACACGACTCTTTAGTTCTTTGATTGCTCCAAGCAATACAGGAATGAGTTTGCTATAATCAAGACCTTCTATGCTGCCATCTTTGTTTTTACATACAACATTTGGAAGCACTTCATATACTGCTTCGGCTATTAGACCCATTTCGTCTATTCTGCTACCATCTTTACGATCATATATCTTTGGCTGTAGTTTGTCTATGATGTCAAGACTGCCAGTTAGATTAGTTATATTCTTTTTATAGCGTTCAGACGATGTGGTATTGACACTATTAAATGTTACATCATTTCCTTCGCGGGCAATAATAAACTCTGTAGCATCTACTTTTACTTTATAATCACTGCCGTCCCATTGCTGTGATATACTATTGCTGCCATCGTTCATTGGCACAGTCCAATCATCGTTAGTTATTTTTCTTATGTCACCAGATGTTGCTATATTTCCACCTATTTTTGTGCCACCATTTACATCAAGTTTATATCCACTATCAGGACTACTTGTATTTATACCAATAGTTCCATTATAATCAACTTTTAGGCGAGTATTATCTCCACCAGTTTTTAGTAAGATATGTCCTGTGCTTACATTACCTGCGATTAGTTGTACAACGCCGGCAGTTCCAGTAGTAGCACTATTACCAACCAAGTCAATCTGACCACCTGTAGCATTGTCACTACCACCTGTGACAGTCAATACACTACTATTATTTAGTGCTCTCATACCAATCGGACTTGTAACTTGATAACCAGAGCCAGTAATTTCACCAGCAGTCATACGAATTGCGGCTGTAATAATACCAGCAGTTATTTTACCAGCATCAAGCGACTTAATAACAGCACCATCAATATATGTTATTCCACCTTCAACAATAAATGGTGCTTTGCTGCTTCCACCTGTGCTATTTACTATAGCAAATTTATCTGCTTGTATAGTAAAATCAGATACTGTTGGAGTTGATAAAATCTTAAAGCCTGTAACTCTACCAGCAGTCACAGATACGCCATATTCAGCACCAAGATTTACAACACTACCAGAAACCGATGCTAATGTTGTTGCTGTAGTTGTTATACTCGCAGCAGAACTGGCACTATTGTTTGTAACTGTAGATGAAAGTGTAGTTATACTTGTAGCAGCACTACTACTATTATTGGCTACAGTATTATTTGTAGTTGTAAGTGCCGAGGCAAAACTACTACTATTGTTTGTAACTGTAGATGTAAGTGAGTTTATAGACAATGCGAACGATTGACTATTTGTGGTTACACTACCATTTACGGTTGTTATAGAAGATGCTAAACTGCTACTGTTATTTACAACTTTTGTATCAAGAGTTGTTATTGTTGCTGCGAATGAACTACTATTAGTTGTAACAGCAGCACCAACACTTGTTATACTTGCGGCGGCACTGCTGCTATTATTTGTAACAGTGTTGTTTGTTTGATTTAGATTGGTGCTAAAAGAAGCACTATTAGCAACGATTGATGATGCTAAACTGGCACTATAACTGGTTGTATTTGTTATATTTTGTTGTAATGAACTGCTCAAGGTTGGTATATTTTCATCTTGAACACTGACCCACGAGCCGCTACTAAAACGATATACTTTCATCTTGTCGTCTATATCAAACCATATATCACCTTCTACCATTCCAGATGACGGCGATGTTGTTTGATAATAACTCAATCTACCATTTAAGCGTTTTGGAGCACTCCAACTACCAGTTAATGTTGTATTATCAGCATTTGATATTAGACCGCTACTTTGCCATAGTGCTTCTCCGGTGTCGGCTGGTATTAGTAAATCCCAACCAGATACAGGTATATTGCCAACTGGATATGTTGGACCAGATGGAATCAAATCACTGCGACGATAAATGTTTGTATATGCAAAACCAGCACTACCACTTGGACCAGCAGGACCAGGTGCTCCTTGACCAATCGCACTTACAAAAGCATTTCCACCACTGCTTATATCACTTTGATTGCCGGATGTGTCTATATTCTTTAGCCAAACATAATATGAACCTGATGTTGTAATCGTTTTATTCCAGCTTGTACCAGATACAGTTCCTTCGTTTTGAGCACTGGCACTAGCATTACTTGTGTTTGTGAATACTTGTGTAAATGCATAATCTCTATCTACAGCACTATTTAACCAAGTAACATATAAACTGCCACTACCACCAATAGCACTGCCACTATAAGGTGCTTGAGGGCGAGTATTGTCACCTTGAATATATAACGATTGACTTACATACTCACTCATTACACCAAGATAATTAAAGTTGCGAGCACGGAAACTATAGGTCTTGCCAGCCTCTACGTCTATGGTTGTAAATGTTCTAGTGTCACGACCAAACTTACCAAGTGTGTCATAGTTGGCACTGCTTGTAATCTTAAAATCTACTTCTATATCACTAACACTACCTGTTAAACTGCTACTCCAATTTAGTGTTGCGGCTGGGAATACAGTTCCATCAGCATCTATAGTTGTAGATTCTATAGCACTAAATCCGAGTGGAGGTGATACGAAGAATGGACTTGGTAGATTTGTATTTGGACTTAAATCTCTATCTACATCTTCGCCAACTGGAAAATCATATATTTCAGCAGCAGTTTCTTTGAGCGTCAAGTTGATACTCAAATCTTGATTGATGGTTAGTTCTACTACTTCAAATACTTTACCAGCCCAACCATATCTTTCTACAGTGACATAAACATTGTCACCAGCGATTAGTTGTAATCCACTAATCTTTGTAGTGAATTGAACACTCAAGTCCTGACGACTATCTAACAGATTTAGTTTAGCAATGCGTCTTGCTGTAGTATGATTTGTAACGCCACTCAACTCAATATCAACGGCACTTTCTATACCATTGTCTTCTGCTAAATAAAAACTACTTGTTACAGGAACAAAGTCGCCCGCTTGGAAACTACTTGTATAAGTTGAGCCATCAACATATAAGCCATTTACTCGGTTATATGAACTTGCTTGAGATGGCTTTGTTGTAACGGTTATATTGCCAATAATATCATCTTCATTGATGCTTACAACAGGTGTTCTGTAATAACCAACATTCATTACAAACTGACCATTAACATAAGTTAATTTTCCATAACAGGTCTTTAGAATATCTTCTATGACCTTTGCTGGTTTGGCGTTTTGTGTAAAAGAGTAATTACAAGTATAGCGTTTAGTATAATCACCACTGCCACTGAATGGAGTTTGGTCACATATAACTTGACTACTCTTAAAACTACCAGTTTCTATTTCAGTAGAAGCAGCTCCAAAATAGTTGCGTAGATAATCGTTTAGAATAAGTGCTGGATTGCTATAACTGCCACTGTTAATATCATTGCCGTCAATATCTTTTATCTTACGACCAGTAACAACAGCAGATATATTTGGTATTCCATTTGGAAATACCTTTGGGTCAGCAGTCATACGAGCATATATACTGGCTATGCCATCTAATGTATCTGTAGCAGTCCATTCTGTGGTTGGCTCCATCGCATAAGCAGTTTGACCACTCGTCGCACCAATCTTATATGTCATTGCTAATCTATCAGTAGGATATAATGCTGTATTTTGAGCACCATTTTGATATGCTATTTGGTCATTGAAGAATATAGTATGTAGTTGGCTGATTTCGTGACCAGCAATAGCAACAATCATATGTAAGAACTCATTCTTATTTCCATTTGTGCTTACAAAAATAATTGGACCAGATACACGCACAGTTCCATATATCACTCTACGCGATGCCACAGTATCACGAGTCATCTGTACTTTACCACTTGTTTCTGATTGTAGCGTTCCAAAAGATGGAGCCTTTATCATACTTTGTGCTACTGCGTATGCTGTACCTGCTACTACAACATATGAACCAACTGAAATAGCGGTCGCTGTTGCTAGTGATACATCAATACCAGCGGATGCTAGTGCGTAAAGAATTTCTGCTGTGATTAGTTCTGCCATAAGTTTTTAGATATAATAAGCGTCCGTTATTTTGTTTCTGCGTCTAAATGCTTTGCCAGCGAATAGAGCATTGGTTCCATCAAATATACCAATGGCTTCTTCGCATAACACTACATCACCAATAAGTATAGTAGCATCTTCTCGTTTTGATAATCCTGCTGATTTTAGTATATTATCCCATCCACCTTTAGTCTCAACATACTTGTATGCTGAATCCTTGTCATAATAATCACCAGCAAACTGTTTGGCAAAATCTTTGTTATGAATAGTCTTATACACTTCTGCTACAAATAATCCACAATTATTAGTCTTCCAATCAAACTTTTTTTGATGAAGTTCTTGTAGTTTTTTATAAAATGAAGAATCAAAATTCATATTTTATTCTGGTCCGTTATTATTAGAGCCATCACCACCGCCAGCATTTTCACTACCACCACTATTGCCTGTGCTGCCAGGTGCCGAGTTGCCCCAATATATTGATTTGTCTGCCATAGATGCTACAAAGCGAAGACCAGTATCGTTTGGATATAGTAATGTTTGAGACTCATCTGTATAGCGTATATCTCTTGGACGATTTAGAGCAATAAGACGCGACTCACATTTTACACTGATTGCAGATGTGCTTCCATTTTCATTGATTATCATTTGGTCCATCGTGCCCTTGAATATAGTAAGTTTCTCAAACGAACTCATATTTGTATTAAACAATATAAGATATACAGCAACATCACCACCTCTATAACTACCACTCAAAGCAAGACTCACATACTCTGTTGGAATACCACTCAAAGTCAAATCCATACCTCTAGCAGCAATTTCTGTTGTTTCGGTTATAGCAGATATGTTTCCCATTGTGCCTACACCAAGATATGAACCACCGCCAAACTCATCACTAAATGATTTTGTGTATGCTCCAGTCCATAAACGAACAGGGGCAGTTGGAAAGGATAAATAAGCAGCATAATAAGGTTGAACCAATGTTACGCTACTGCTGACATATGCTGCGGGTATATTACGACTCATATATTTTATGTAAAGGATTCTACCATTGGTATAACAATACCAGTAAGCATCATTTCATCTACACTATATGTTACATCATTATTTACCAAACGCATATTGGCACCAGATGAACTATTGATGCTATAACCTGTGCTTGGTGTTAGTTTTGGAAATAGTGAAGTTGCTGATGTGAACTGAACGAGTCTATTACTAGAACTAGTATAACCATATTTACCTACAGCAACAGTTCCACTACCAACTGTAAAATCATTTCCAGTTGTAGTTGTAGTTATACCAACTGTATTAGAAGTCATAAACTTTGATGGCAACTTGAATGTAAATGCTGTAGATGTACCAGCAAGAGAGTTTAGAAATGCTGTTAGTTCAAGAGCATCATCTAAAAATAATGGTGCTAGAGTTACATTTAGTTCCCAAAATTGACCACCATAACGATGTGTTTGTGATTTACCCGTATATGGTGATTGGAACTGTGTAGCAAGAGTGCGAGTTGTAAACTCTATTTTTTGAGGAACCAATCTTGTGTTTGTTGGATATGATGGCATATATTATAAATGTTATGCTGCGGATAATGCTTTTGCATATGAACCACCGCGTTGTTTTGCTTCTGCTACACCAGCGATTGCTTGCTGTTTGAATGTTGGTAGTAGTGCTGCCATTTCAGCACGCACTGTTTGTGATACGCCAGTTTGGATATTGATAGTTTGATTTACTACAGTAGCACCTCCACCAGTCATACCATTTGGAACGATATAACCGTTTTGTGATGGTACAAACATCTCTGGACCCGCTTCTCCAACTTTATATGGCATACCTCCTGTAACTGGACCACCTGATGCTTTACCAACTATACCAGTCATTTGACCAAATGCTAAAGCGGCTGGAGCACTAGCAAGACCTATGCTTGCCATAATTGCTTGTAGAATTGTTGTTCTGATAATCAATACTGCGATTTGTTTTAATACATCTTGGAATACATTCTTCAGTGCGTCACCAAAAGATTGTCCTGCTACTATAGCACTAGCCAATCCATCGGCAAAGTTTTTTGTAAATTCAATTATATTTTGCCAGTATGGAGTTGTTGCTGCGAACAAATCTGCTTGTGCTTGTGCCAATGCTCTTGATGCTACTGTAACATCTATAATCTTTTTACCATACTCATCTGTAGCAGTTGCTGCACTTTGTATATCTGTTACTCTCTTTTGTAATATTTCACTTTCTTTACGAGTAGAATCGTATAACTCTGGAGCCATCTTTACTGCTTTTTCTCTTGCTGCTTGCAAATCAAGATTTGCCTTTGTTAAATCAGCTGTCTCAAATTTTGATTTTGTTACTAAATCAAGAAATAGTTTTTCTCCCGCTGTAGCATACGGAGTTGTTTTCATTCCAATAGCACTCAAATTTGCTATTGGCTCTATTCTTGTTCTACTAAATTGCTCAGTTGTTTTAGCTGGTTCTGGAGCACTTACAGTACTCAATATACCGGCTGTTTTTGTTAATCCAGCAACATCTGTTATTAACTTACTATATTTGTACTTCAGTTCATCAAGTTTTCTATTGTAAGCATCTATATTTAGACCACCAAACAACCAAGCGTCGTCAAGTTCCATTAAAGCATTTTGTAATTCTTCTAAAGGAGTTACTACCGACGCTTCTATATTTGTCTTAAACTCTAATGCTTTTACATTGTAAGCGTCAGTTGCTTTGGCAAACGCTCTTTGTCTTTCTAGCATAGCATCTGATTCATCTTGAATTCCAGATAGTCTATTCATTTCAGCTTTGCTTATTACTGGCCCAATAAGTACATTTGGCCCTTGTAATGGTTTTTGTGACGATTTTATTCCTAAATAACGAAGAACTGAGTCTGATAGATTATTTACACCTTTTGCTGAATCATTTAACTGCTTTGCTACAGGAGCAAGATTTTTCATGCCAGGAACAAACACAGCAATCCAAGCAGTTGTATATGATGATAATTTTAAGAACTCCTTTGATAAATTTGCTACTTGAGCCGCAGTAACAACTATTGATGCCAATGCTGGTAAAAGATAACTAGAAATTGTTCCAGATATTGATGCTATTTGTAATAGTAATATTCTAAATGCGCTTAATGATTCTACTGTTGCTTTGCTTGGGCCTTTTATTACATCAATACCACTTAAAAATTTTGCAGCATTTGCGGCATCTTTCGCATTTATAATAAAACTTAAAATCGTAGATGACAGTGATATTAGTGCTCTTTGGAACTTTATCAATGCAAATGGAGCAAATGCTATTGCAAAAATAACAGATATTTTTCCAAGATTTTCTATAATATATGTTAAAGCACTTGCAATGGTTGTTAATGCCGGTGCTAATGCTGTAAGTGCTCTTTTTAATTCTATATCAAGAACTCTACTTACTTCCTCAAATGACTTAGTAACTTTATCTATAGATTCTATATCTTTTTGTGATAATGCACCTCTTCCACCAGTTTGTATTCCAGAACCGCCTTTTGCAATCAATGGAGACAATTCTGTATATGCTTTTCCCAATAACACCACACCAAGACGAGCACGTTCATTTTGATCTTGAACTTTACTCAAGGCGTCTGCTATTGCTAAAAATCTTTCATCTGGATTTAGAGTTGCTAAATTTGAGTATGATACTCCAAGAGCACGAAAAGCGTCAGTCGTTGCTTTAGTTCCACCCAACGCTTCATTTATGCTCTTTTGTAGTTCTTTATAAGCAATCTTTACATCGCCTATATTAGCACCATTACGCTCTGCTGCCAAGCGTAGTTTATCAAACTGTTCTGCACTTGCTCCTACTTTTTCTGCTTCATCTGCTAGTTGAGATACTTGTTTTGCAGCATTAGCAAATGCTGCACCAACCTTTTCTATAGCAACTAATGCTATAAGTTGTTTTGCTAAATTATTTATCGCTTTGCTTGTACCATCAAAAGCATCTGTAGCACCTTGTGTATCTTTCTTTGTTTTCTCAGACCAAGTTTTTGTCTTGGATGCCATAGTATCCAAGCCAGACATATACTTGGCTACATTTGCTACGAAATCAACAGCGACAGTGGAAATAGATGATGCCATAAGTTATAATATCTTTTAGTATAAGTATAATCTTATAAACTATTACTGCTGCTTGCTTGCCATATATTTCATCAGTTGGGATTTTACATCCAAGGCTTCTTGCTCGGCAGTCTTGGGAGCCTTTGGCATAAAGTCAGATACTTCATACTTCTTACCACCACTGCTCATACAGTTTGCCATTACAGCACAAAGCAGAGCGGTTCTTGAGTCCGCTCTGCGTTCCTTTTCTTTATAAGCACTTAATAGTGCTTTGTATAATGTGTCTGTTGGTCCTATACTCAATAGAGTATCATATGGCACAACAGTCCAGCCCTCTACAATGGCGAACGCGAGTATATCGTGTGCCGATGTAGATTGCTCCATTACGCCTTGTCTTCACTCATAGATTTGATAGCAGCAGTAAAATCATCTGTAGATAGATTTTCTACTGTATCAAATGTTGTAGCAGCATCCTTGGTATATTTGATTAGATATACCATGTCGCGTAAGTCAGTTGCTGACTTGTTTTCTTTAGAGAAAAGTTCCATAGCATTTTTGCCAGTTTCCTTTTCGTATTTGCACATTGCTTTTAATGAGATTTTATCAAACATAGGTTTTATTTTTTATTGTTTTCTAACTGAAAGTTTTTATATAGATTGTCGTATTTAACAAGAAACATCTTTATTCTTTTTTCTTCTTCACGACGCTGAAAGGTTGTTAGTATATACTTGGCACGCTGCTCGTCTGTCCAGTTGGCACCAAATCTTGGATGCTTTTCTCCTCTATATTTTTTACGAGAGTCGCTGATTTTCTTCTTTGTCTTTTCCGAATGTTGTTTTCCTTTGAAGCTCATATACAGATATATATAAACTATAATAACATTCAGGCTTGTTTTTTAGAAATAAAAAATCCCGCATAAGCGGGATAGTTTATTTAGTCAGTATAATCTTTAGAATTACGAGAAGTTGACATTACCGCTCAAGCGAACAGAGCAGTTGGCGGTTAGAATACCTTGCGATGGATCAGCTGCGGTTAGCTCAAATCCTGTGAATGAACCAGTAAAGCCCCAGTTGGTGTTGTCAGCGAATGTAATCTTGAAGCGGTCATTGCCAAGAGTTGTGTTGGCAGATTGACTTACGATATAACTATGAACAGCGTTCGTTGGGCTATATTGTAGTCCGAATGTCAAGACACCAGCATCAGATAGAGCGGCTGGCTTATATTCTTTAGCTGTTGATTCCATTGTAGTTACATCAATTTCAGCGCGAGTGAAGTTTGGACCGCCGATGTTTGTTACTCCCAAAATTGCTGTTGGAGCACCAGATGAGGTGGCGATGAATAAAAGTGTCTTACTGTAGATTGCTGGTGATGGCATATTATTATTTCCTTGTTAGATTATATTGATTGTCTGTCTGTAATATAAGTATAACCAAGACTTAGAAAACATACAAAAATATCAAAGTTATTATAAATTGGATGTTCCGCTACTTTGTTTGTTATATATACTAACAGGGCTTCTCCTCGCCGAGATTCCTATTTTATATAATGGTTATACTAGAAATGCCCCAGCGTAAATGTTGGGGCATTTTTATTTTTCAGAAATAATGATGGTTTGAGATTTTTGACATCTATTTATTCTTGAGCACAAAAATCAATAAAGAATATGTGCCTACTATTATGAAGAAACAAAACAAAATACAAAGACCAAAGAATACGAATAGCAAAAGATATGTTGAGATGAAAAGTTATATCCTCAAGTGGAGACAAGACAATGAGGAGTATGTAAGAACATATAATCGGGAATACCAACGCGAATTGCGTAAAGACCCTATAAAGTATGAGGAGTTACAAATGCGGGTTCGCCTTCGTCAATACCTCACAGCATATACCAAGAACAGTTATAAGATTGCTTCTTCTTTAGGAATGACCAGAAGCCAAATGGCTGAAAAACATGGTATGACTGAACCAAAGTTTATAGAAATGGTAAAAACAAATCATATAGACCATATAATCAGCAATAGATGGTTTGACAAAATGGAGATGAGCCATCTCAAGCCATTTGTATATCGTCATTATAATATCCAGTTTGTTACAAGCAGAGAAAATCAACAGA